ATTCTTGGTAGAGGTGAAGGTAATATGGAAGGAAGAGATGAATATGTAAAATGGGATATTAATACTACTGAAAGAATATTAATTGCAGATCGAATTAAATCACAGTTTCCTGATTTAAATGTACAGATAGGAGGACAGACAGGACTTGATATATCTGATAGTGATAAGAGTCAAATAATTAAATATTTTAATTTTGATGATGATCTTCACTTCTTTGGTGATATGATGGAGAGGGGTCAGAATGATTATCCTTTAGCAGAAGCAGTAAAGGAGAGGCTCGGTAAAACGTACCATGTTAAAGATTGGGAAGAAACCCGAACGTTGGTTAGTCGGTTCTCCTCAACGTTTGCAACTGGTTTAAAGTATAATTAGTATTGAATGCCGAAAGGGTTCAAATTTTATACTCGCTTTTAAAGGAGAACTATTATGACTGCGCTACAACGCTATCACTCTGCTAATCTTCCAGAACTAATGAAGATTATTTCTAAGAATGGGATAGGAATGGACGATTATCTAGATCGTTTCTTTAACAATTCTTATGAAACCACAACAAACTATCCACCTTACAATCTTATTCATGTAAATAATGTTGAGTCTGTACTAGAGATTGCTCTTGCAGGATTCAGTAAAAAAGAGTTAAAGGTTTACACTGAATATGGAAAACTTATTATCGAAGGACAAAAAGAAACTAAGGAGACAGAATCCGAGTATGTCCATCAAGGACTGGCTCAGAGATCTTTCACAAGAGAGTGGACACTCTCAGATGATGTTAAAATCAGGGATGTCCAATTTAAAGACGGACTTCTTACCGTCAACTTGGGTAAAATAGTTCCAGAGTATCATACTCGAAAAGACTATCTTTAAATAAATTACAAAGGGTTCTTGACGAACCCTTTTTTTATGCTATAATATAATTGCTAGAGAAATACTGGCTGCGGTGATCCCCTTTGGTAGGTTCAGGATTAGCGGCGATAGGAATCTACCAAATTAATTATATTTTATTATGTCTATTAAACTGGCAATCTTGCAAGAACAAGAGCAAGTTATTGCAGAAATAAAAGAACTTGTTGATGATGGAAAACCTGTTGGATATCTATTAAAAGATCCACATAGGGTAGTTGTTAATCAACCATTTTTAGTTGAGAAAGTAGATGATGAAACATCTATTCAAGTGACATTGACACCTTGGATTCTATTAACAACTGATAAGGATATTATTGTTCCTGGTAATCATGTAGTTACCATTGTTGAACCACTAGATAGTGTTAAAGAAATGTATTTGGAGAAAATAAATGGAAGTGAGAGTTCTAGCATTAGTGAATAATCACTACTTAATTAGTCAGGTAGATGAAGTTGCATCTGCTGATATTGGAGAACCCGATTGTAAACTTACAAAACCTTTTGTAATTAATACTGAATCAGGTAAAACTGTTCTTGAACCTTTTATGTTGGATCTCACAAGAGAGGAGATTTTTATGATGGGATCTGATAAGATATTAACACTAGCAATTCCAACACCAACACTATTGGAACAGTATCTAAATCTAATTAAAGAATGAGATTTTACACCAACGTTCAAATGGTTGGAGATAACTTCTTAGTTCGTGGTTATGAAGATGGTAAACACTTTATGACTCGTGAGAAGTTTTATCCAACTCTTTTTGTCAGTAGTAAAAAAAGAAGCAAGTATAAAACTTTGACAGGTCAAGCAGTTGAACCTGTTAAACCTGGCACTGTGCGTGAGTGTAGAGATTTTATTAAAGGTTATAGTGAAGTTGAAAACTTTGAGATATTTGGAAATGAAAGATTTATATACCAATACATCTCCGATAAGTATTCAGAGAATGAAGTTAAGTTTGATATTGAAAAGATTAAATTAGTTACTCTTGATATTGAGGTCAAGTCAGAGAATGGATTTCCTGATGTAGAATCTGCTGCAGAAGAAATACTACTTATATCAATACAGGATTATACTACAAAACAAATTCGTACTTGGGGTCTAGGTGAATTTAATAACAAACAAGACAATGTAATTTACAAGTCATTCCGTACAGAGTATGATCTTCTAAATGCATTTATTAACTGGTGGATGATTGAAGATAATACACCAGAAGTTATTACAGGTTGGAACAGTAAATTATATGATATACCATATGTTTGTCGTAGATTAGAAAGAGTTCTTGGTAGTAAGTTGATGAAACGTATGTCACCTTGGGGTCTAGTAACTGAGTGCGAAACTTATATTGCTGGTCGTAGGCATATTTCATATGATATTGGTGGTGTGTCGCAGTTAGATTATCTTGACTTGTATAAGAAGTTTACTTACAAAGCACAAGAGTCATATCGTTTGGATTATATCGCAAGTGTTGAACTTGGTCAAAAGAAATTAGATCACTCAGAGTTTGATACATTCAAGGACTTCTATACGAAAGGTTGGCAGAAGTTTGTTGAATATAACATCATTGACGTTGAACTTGTTGACCGCATGGAAGATAAGATGAAACTAATTGAACTTGCCTTGACAATGGCATATGATGCGAAGGTCAACTATGAGGATGTATTCTATCAGGTGCGTATGTGGGATACTATTATCTACAATTATCTGAAGAGAAGGGATATTGTTATACCACCTAAAAATAGATCACATAAGAATGAGAAGTATGCAGGTGCATATGTAAAAGAACCAATACCTGGCAAGTATGATTGGGTGGTTTCTTTTGACTTGAATAGTCTATATCCGCATTTAATTATGCAATATAATATCTCACCAGAAACTTTACTTGAAACAAAGCACCCATCAGTTACAGTTGATAAAATCCTCAATGAAGAACTTACTTTTGAGATGTATCAGGACAATGCAATTTGTGCTAATGGTGCAATGTATCGTAAAGATGTTCGTGGTTTCTTACCAGAACTGATGGAGAAGATGTACAATGAAAGGGTCATCTTTAAAAAGAGAATGATTACTGCAAAGAAGAAGTATGAAAAGACAAAAACAAAAGACCTTGAAAAAGAAATTGCAAGATGCAACAATATCCAGATGGCAAAGAAAATTTCTCTTAACTCTGCCTATGGTGCGATTGGTAATCAATACTTTCGTTATTATAAATTAGCAAATGCAGAAGCAATTACTCTATCAGGACAGGTTTCTATTCGTTGGATAGAAAACCGCATGAATAACTATCTAAACAAAATATTGAAAACGGAGGGTGAAGATTATGTTATTGCCAGTGATACTGATTCTATCTACCTTAATCTTGGTCCTTTGGTGGAGGTCATATACAAGGATAGAGAGAAGGATGGTGCGAGCATCTGTTCGTTCCTTAATAAGGTGTGTGAAATGGAACTTGAAAAATATATTACGAATTCTTATGAAACGTTGGCCAAATACGTAAATGCTTATGACCAGAAGATGTTTATGAAAAGAGAGAACATCGCAGATCGTGGTATATGGACTGCAAAGAAAAGATATATTTTAAATGTATGGGATAGTGAAGGAGTAAGATATGAAGAACCTAATCTAAAGATGATGGGTATTGAAGCAGTAAAGTCATCAACTCCTGCACCTTGTCGTACAATGATTAAGAATGGTCTTAAGATAATGATGAATGGAACAGAGGAAGAAGTGATTGATTATATTGATGATTGTCGTGCGAAGTTCAAGACACTTCCTCCAGAAGATATTGCATTTCCTCGCACTGCATCAAACGTGCAAAAATATAAAGCATCGTCCACAATATATGCAAAGGGAACACCTATACATATACGTGGAGCATTATTATTCAATCATTATGTAAAGCAGAAGAAGTTGGATAATAAATATTCACTTATTGGTAATGGAGAAAAAGTCAAGTTTCTCTATCTTAAAAAACCAAACATTATACAAGAGAATGTAATTTCTTTTATTCAAGACTTTCCAACTGAAATTGGACTTGACAAGTATGTAGATTATGATCTACAATTTGAAAAAAGTTTTGTTGAACCACTCAAAGCAATCCTTGATGCGATTGGTTGGAATGTAGAAAAAACTGTAAACCTAGAATTATTTTTTACCTAATGGATTTACCTATTGATTTAGATGAACTTGAAATCATCGCTGAATCTGTATCAAACGTTGACACAGAACTTGCAAGAAAACTAAGATTAGTTAAAGGTTTAATTGAAGATGGAAAACCTTATAAAAAAATACTTCGTGAAAAGTATGGTTATGTAGCATAATGTTTTTTAAAAAATTGAGTTTGGTTACTGGTGGATTTGATCCAATCCATAGTGGACATATATCATACTTTACCAGAGCAAAAGATTTTTCTGATTACTTAGTTGTTGGCATCAATACTGAAGAATGGTTGACTAATAAGAAAGGTCAATACTTTCAATCTTGGGTTGAACGTGCAGAAATTATTCGTCATCTTAATATGGTTGATGCAGTCATTACTGTACCAGATGATGATAAAGGTTCAGCATGTGGTGCAATTGCAAAATGCTTAGAGATATCAGAAAAAGTTGTTTTCTGTAATGGTGGAGATAGAGGATCAGACAATACACCAGAAACTGATAAGTATGGTGAAAATCCACGAGTTGAATTTCAATTTGGTATTGGTGGAGATGATAAAATGAATAGTAGTTCTTGGATACTCAAAGGTTACTTTGAAAGACAACGTAAGTTATTAGGCATATGATTAAATCGTTAGGTCTATTGATTCTAAGAATATCAATAGGAACCATGTTAATACATCATGGTTATGAAAAGACAGCAGACATACAAAACTTTGCTGATGCATTTGTAAGACCTATTGGATTACCATTTCCAATATTATCATCTTACATAGCAGCATACTCTGAGATCTATGGTAGTTGGTTATTAATAGCAGGATTGTTTACAAGATTTGCAGCATTATCAATCGTAGGT